GTGGGAATGCAGCAGCCGCTGGAGAGGGCAAAAATGTGGCAACTGCCATATCTACGATGAGCAATTTCAAATTTTGCTCCGACAGGTGATGGCAACGGCCGTGGCACAAAAACCTTATGTGCCATCCGCAATCAGAAAGATACTGCAAGAGCTACCGGGCATGACCGATAATCGATATGAACGAATTACAGAAGCGCTTCACCGTCTGCCTAACAAAATTCAATTTTCTCAGTCAGATGCCATTATAGCGATTAAAACCATTCACATCGGGCGGCAACGAACCATGAAGGTAACATTTCTGGATGACACTGAAATCATTATAGATATTCCACAGTTTAGTCCACGGCGAAGCCAATGAAAACAGATGCTCCTCACTGCCATTACGGCGGTGAGGAGCTTTTCTGTGCATATGAAAACAGCCGCTTCGGATTTTACACCGCAACGACTGTTTTACACCGCAAAGGCGCACTTTTTAATTTTGCCTATACCTTGGCTCCATATCAGCATGATTATTTCTTTTAACTTCAATTTTCCATTTGCAAATCCGAAAGACAGGCGCGTACCTCCTGCTCCGTCTCCAGAGACAGTACTTTTTTTGCAACTGCGGTACAGGACACACTGTCCAATGCGGCCAGTGCCCGACGCACCGAAAGCACACTGGAAGGATTGACACTGAACTCCTCCAAGCCAAAAGCCACCAACATGGGCAGCATGTGCAAATCTGCGGCCGCTTCCCCACACATGCCGCAGGGGATGCCTTTCTTTGCAGCGG